TCTCTACGAGTGTTTTATGCATGTCGAATGCAGTGTAAGTCATAGCAGTATCGTTACCAAACCAGCTATTTTTAGCTGCCCAAGCTTCCGCTTTAGGGTCAGATCTAACAGGTTGTTCAGCTTGTGAAGGGCTGACATTAACTTGTTTTTCTTCTTTTGGTTCTTCTTGCTGCGACTTTAAAGAAGCTAATCTAACTGCATCTGCATTTAGAGTTGCCATTTGTTCTTGTGCTTTAACTTGTGCATCTACATCTCCTGCTTCGATAGCTGTTCTTAGAGCTGATCTTGCAGCGTCCATGTTTGATTTAACTCTTGTTTCAAACTCAGACACATAAGATTTATCTGCTTTAACAAATCTACTTTGTAGACTGTCTCTTTCAGTTTTTACACTTTGAGCAAATGCTAAAGCTTCTTCTTTTTGTCTTTCTGCTTCACGCATTTTTCGAGTTAGTTTAGCAATACGTTTTTGAACGCCATCACTATAAGTTTTTAACTCGTCTGCTTTCTCATCTTTTGTTTCTTCAGTTTTAGTTTCTACAGGTTTTTCTTCTACCTGTTCAACCTCAACTTTCTCTTCTGCAACGGGTTCTGTTTGCTCCGTTGATTTTTCTAAATCGATTTCAGTTGCGACTTCATCAGCCTCACCTACATCAATTGTTTTCTTTTCTTCTTCTTGCATAGTTCCTTCCTATGTTAAATGTAATGAAGAACTGATTCAGGATCTTTTATGGTCCCTAACACTTCGTCATCGTTTAGTATTCGCACTTCTCCACCTTCTATTGGTAATCGTGATCCTGCATATCTTGCAAAGATCACCCAATCTCCTAATTTACACCAAGGTTCTTTAAATTTATCTTTGTCTGCGTAACAAAGATCACCCATTTTCAAAACATAACCACAGTTTGTAGCTATTCTTGATTTATCTAAAGATTCTTGGGAAAAAATAATTCCGCCTTTAGTTTTTTCTTTCGGTGTGAAAGGTAAAACTAACATCCTGTAACCAACAGGTTCAGGTAATTGATCTACTTGATCTTTTATATTATCAGGGTCTAGTCTTTTGACTGACTGATCTTCCGCTTTGTATTTCTCTTCTAGTGCGTTTCTAGTTTTTGGGATCTCGTTTTGTGAGATCGATGATTGTTCCTTCATTTTCATTTTGCTCCTTCTCGTTTAGCAGGTTAGAGATTTCCTGAAGCATCGTGCCATATGCACGTGCCTGTCCTACTAGATATTTATAGTTATCGTAATTGTCAACCCCTTCCATCATTGTGGCTGAGATTAATTCTAAGTCTTGTTTTATTCTCTTCTGTATTTTTCCTATTATTACTATTGGATCCATCTGTCTATCACCTTTATTTTTTCCTCTGCATCTACAATCACTTGTAATAGTTTATCTATTTCATCCAAGTGTTGTGGATGTTCACCTATACCAACTGAACTCTTGGTATAAATATTTATTGTTGCTATTGATTCGGCTATTTGTGCTTCGTAACGTTTCTTAAGTGCTTCTAACATTTCCATCTCCGTCTAGCCTGACGGATTCTGGAATTTGGATCGTTTCTTGTTTTTGCTGATGACCTTTTTAATTGTCCTAGTGATCTAGCGCAGTATGATTTTCTGCGATTAGCAGCTTTTGATCCAGGCTTCACTTTTCCTGTCACGGCTGTTTTTAGTTTACTTCCAGGGTTTGCTCTTCTATAGGCAGCGACACCCTTCTTAGTCATGCCTGCTCCAGACTTTGTAGGTCTGTAATTCTTTTTATTTCTTGAAATTGGATTATCTCTTCTTCTCATTATCTTATACCCATTCTTCTACCCATAAAACCACCCATCATTGCTTTTTTTCTTTTTGCAAATGTAGAGACGTTTGTTGGTTTGCCTCCTGGATTACCTGCTGCTCTTTTTCGTCTGACAGCACTCGCCTTTTGACCACTTGTCATTCGTGTGGCTTTTGCAAGGGGCACGCATTTTGGATACTTCCGTTTTGATCCCTTGCTTCTCCCGCAAGGTTGATATTTCCCGTTCTTCTTCGGTGCTCCTATGTCCACCCATTTCTCTTGAACCCATTTTCTTAAACCCATTACGAATTTTTTCCGTAAGCTCTGCCTTTTCCTTTTTTACAAATACCACCACCCTTATACATTTGTCTTGGGTTAGCAGTTCCACCCATAGCTTTTTTAGTTCTGCCTTTTTTACCACCTGGTGTTATTTTTCCAGAGCATACTCCTGATGCATACATGTTTGCATATGCGCTTGGGTATACCTTAAATTTTCTTTTAGCTGCAGCTTTACCTTTTGCACAAAGTTTAGCCATTATTTTTTACCGCCACCAAATTTTCTAACTCTGCCACCTTTTTTCATGTAGCCCATTTTATTTCTGACTTGTGTTGGTAATTTTGCTAGACCTGGATTTTTTTTCTTATCTACAGGTTTTAAAGCTGAACCACCTTTTTTCATTTCTTTTCTATCTTTTTTATAATCAGGTTTCATTGTTTCTTGTAATTGATAATCATAAGAACCTGGTTTTGGTTTTTTTAATTTTCCACCTACAGGTATACCTGGTTTCTTTTTAGGTCTTACTTTTTCAATTTGCTCTCTTAATCTTGGAGGTGTTCTTGGTTGTGCATCTTGTCCACCTCTTCCAGGTCTTCCTGGAGATCTAGGTCCGGGTCTTCTTTTCATTTCATCCGGTGAAACTTTTCCACCTTTAGCTTTACCAAGTCTTAAAACATCTTTTTTAAGTTTATCACCCTCTCTTTGAAGTCTTTTATTGTCTCTTTGAACTTTTGTACCTCCAACAAGATCTTTTCTAGCAACGCCTTTTTTCTTAGCGTCTTTTATTGCTTCACCCATTTCTTTTTCTTGAGATTTTAATTTTCTTTGTTTCTTACCCATATCTTTTAATTTTCTTGATTTGAATTCATCTAAAACACCACCTGATTTAGGTTTAACACCTACAATACCAGGTCTGCTTTTACCACCTGTTAAAAATTTGTATGCTTTATAAAATTTACTTGCCATTATTTTTTTCCTCCTCGGAATATTTGTGTTCCTTTAATACCAAAAATGCTAGCCACGACAAGGATCCATAAATTCGTGAACCATTTCGGAAGAGATTGAAAATATTCAAAGAATAGTTTTACCTTTTCCATTGCAGTAGGGTCATCTGACATTACTGCCCACATTAATACTATAATCGGTGCAGAAATTATTACAAGTACAAATTCGTCCTTATAATCGTTTTGTCTAGCTTCTAGAAGCTTGCCTTGGTAGGCTTCTTCACCCTTAGCCATCTTTTCTGCATGCATTAATTGTGCATCAGACATAGCCATTTTTGTTTTTTGCTTATTGGCGTATATCTTAGCGCCAGCTTGCACTGCAATCTTTGCTAAACTAAACCAAGCCATAATTAATATAGTTTTGCTGTTTTTTTCTTTTCTGGCAAAACACCTCTTTGACCTTTTACGGCAAAAGTTTGTGTTTCTTGTGGGTTAGTCATTTCAACTTCAACTCCGCCGGTTCTGTAACCGTCTTTATTGATAAATTTACTGTGATCTACTACCACTTTGTCACCATTTTTTACTTTTTTCATATTTTCTCCTTAATCGTCTATGCCGATAATAGTATTACCTGCTCCAGATTTTGCAAGTGATACTCCGGCTCGTAGTTTAGCTAATTTTTCGTTTTGTTCAAGCTTTTCTTCTTTAAATTCTTGATCCATCATCGTTCTTGCCTTGTCTAAATTGATTCTTTCCTCTGCTTCTTTGGCTTTTCTCTCATTTTCCATCGCTCTAAGGTCAACTTCTCTAGATTTTAGCTTCAATAGTGGGTCTGAATCAAATTGTGAAGTAATTTTGTTTTCTTCTTTTGCAAATTCTGCTGTCATTTCAGCAATTAATGTTGCTTTTCTTGATTCTATTTTTTCTAAAGTCATTTTTACTTGATTTCCAATCATTGGATCAGACATTGCAGCTTGTTGTAGCTGTTGAACTTCCATTAACTCTTGTTTGAACTCTAATTGTACCTGTTCTTGTGCCATTAAAGCAATATGTTCAAGTATATTTTTTTGCATTGAAGCCATAGCGACAGGTGAATTTCTTACCATGTTAACTTGCATGAAGTTTAAGTGTGCATCGATGTGTGCTCTGTGATCCTGACCAGGAAAAGCTTGAAATGGTTTTGCACCCAAAGCTTGAATGTGTTCCATGGCAGGATCCATAGGGGTTGGTTGAGCAGGTGCAGGTAATATTGCGTTAATATTTTTTACACCGATGGCTTCGTACATAGATCTATATGCTTGATATAGATTATGAATTTGTGGATTTGATTGCGCTAATTGTAATTGTGTTTGCGCCATAGATATTCTTTGTGTTTGTGAAAATATATTTGGATCTGCTACAGGTAAAATATCTACTTTGTCATCAAAGTCTGTAACTTTTACTTCTCTAGATCCACCAACAACATCATATGGATAAATTGGTGGTAAGTATGTTTTAAATATATCAGATAGTAATTTAAATTCTTGTTTTAATCCAACGTATAATCTTTTGTGTATGGCTGACATTACCCGCGATCCACGCTCCAATAATGCTACTGTTGTTCCAACTGCAGCTCTTTGGTTTCCATCACCCACTTGCATATCTGCAATAGCCGCGAAACGTTGACCTGCACCAACTACAATACCGAGTAATTGTAAAAGGACCGCTGATGGTTCTTTGTATGGCAGAGTCATAAACTGATCACGTATGTTGCCACCAGGAGCATCCACGTCTCTGAACTCTCCTGGTTGCAAGGGTTGTGCATCGTCCCTAACTCTTATACCTCTAGATTTAAATCCAGCTGGTAAATTTGATAAAGTTCCTGCATCTAATAATTGTCTTAATGCAGAAGTTGCAGTTCTAGATAATCCACCAATCATGTGAATTAATCCAAAACCATAGAAACCTAAACCTGGTAAAAATTTGAAATGTACAAAATAATTTGTTTTAGTTTTTTTAGAATCACCTTCTTTGTAATTTCTTCTTATAGATAAAACTTGTCTTGATCCTTCTTCAACAGTTATAACATATGGAAGTTTAATACCTGTTGGCATTCCGTCGTCTCCCATATCTTCAAAACCTTCTAGATCAACATTAACATGACACTCTAATAAAGTATAAATATCATCTTGTTTAGTTTGTTTTACTCCTTCTATTTCTGATTCTTTTTTTGCTATATCGTCTGTTTGCATTGCAGGTTGTCCAATGTCTACATCTTTGTAGAAACCATTAACTTGTTGTTTACGTAAATCATTTTCTGACATTTTGATTACATGAACAACAGCTTCTGCATCATCCAAACTTGTTGCTGAGTAGGGTACTACCAAATCATCGGCAGGTATAAACTTAGAGACCGCCCTACCCAAAAGATCATCATAATAGACCTTCTTAAAAGTCGACCCGCTTAGAGGGAGGTAAAACAACATTTGGTCAAACTCCGGCTCATATTCTTTCATCTGGTCCATGATCTGGTAATTCATAAAATCTTTAATTCTATTTGATTGATCTTGTTTCTGTGGTGTTTGTACACCTAAGATCTGTGTTCTTACAGGTCCATCACTTGGAAGTAATTCTTTGTAAGCTT